TTCTGGATTGCACGTTCTAGCTCTCTATTGATTTTCAATTTCTGATAGTCTCTGACTTTATCAATATCCAAGTAGCCTAAGCATACTAACTCAGCAATACAGATGAGTACATCAGCCACTTCTTCGTGCAAATTTTCTTCATATTTATCATGAAATCCATATCTTTTTACTTTTGTAATAGATTGGATTAGTTCAGCACACTCTTCTGATGTAATAGTGAGAGTTAGGTCATCACTATTAATATGTGCTACTTTATCCAATCCTAAAATTATGCTTTGTGGATATTTTAACAATTCCACTACTCTTCCTATTTCTTTAAACATCTCTAGCCCTCCAATACGAAAGTAATTAACTGAGCACCTAGAATATTAGCTAAGGTTTCAGCTTCTAACTCATCAGCAAATACTTTTGCTTTTTCTGCATTTTCTTTTAAAGTGACAGAATCACTTGATGTATTAGTTACATATAATTTTCCTAACTTTACCAGATATAATTTTTCCATTTGTTTTTCTCCTTTTCTTTAGGATATAAAGTAAGCACTGCATACTGTTCTTGTGCATATGCCTCATATCCTACAATTTGATATTCATCTTTTAACTGTTCGATTAAATCCATTAGCTGCTGCATAGAATAATAATCGACTTTCTTATATACATACTTCATAGTTCCTCTAATGATATGTAGATTCCTGGAACAGCGCTCCAAAATTTTTCAATCACTTCAGAAGCCACTCTTGAATCGTTAGTGTAGAAGCCTAACTCTTCCAAAATGTCTTTTAACATCTTATTTAAGTTATCAGTATCAGGCTTTGTGTATTTATATTCGCCGTCCACTTTGTGACTTTTGTTTAAAGGAAAGCACCATTTAACAATCAACTGGCAAGCGTGATCAATCGGAGTGCTAGGAGCGTAAGGCGCGATTGCATCTCTTAACTTAACGTATGCCTGTTTCTGCTCAGGACTTTTATATACTCCATATCTTCCGATTCTATGCTCCTGCGCTGTAATTGTCGGAGGAATCATCTTTATGAAAAACTGCATTGTTTATACCTCAATTCTTTCAAAAATCACTATTTACTTGATAATGTTCATATATATAGGGGAGAGTTTCTGAACTCCCCTATATGAATATGAATCATTAGCAATAGTGAAGCGTTCATATATATATTTATATATAGTGTGAACGCTACATGTGAACGCTATGTTTTTTTGATTATTCCGTTGCTATATTCAAATCCTTTAAGTTCTTCTTTTTTTATCCATCTAGGTATAGCACCTCTTAAAGCGCTTTGTGTCTTCCCCATCATCAGCCCACTTTCAGCAAGTTCTTTTACAGTAACCTGACCATCATGATTTAACTGATCAAAAGCATTTAAGAATAATTCAATATTTTCATCCTGTTTCTTCTTATTAGTCTCGTTCATCTTTTCAAACTTAGACTTTTTCTTTGAGCCTTCAGGACGGCACCCTTTTAGCAAGTTACCATTATCCAAGAAGTGAATAGGATATTTAAAGAAGCAGTTGATAGGGTCAAAAGTAGCGAACTCTCTAAGAGTTCCAGATATCTGAAGGGCAGTGATATGTTTAGCTTCATCAACTTTTAATTCAGTAAGATACTGTAATTCGTTCATCTGTTCGAATCCAAGCATTTCAGCACAGTAATCATTCATCGCTTCAAAATCATGATCATCCGTTTTCTTAGTCTGATAGATGTAAGTCTTCCACTTAGGCACATACTTATCAAGTACAGCATGCATTGCTTCAACTCTTGCTTCATTAAGGAAGTGTTCCTTGACTTCTTTATTCATATCCAATTCAATCATATCTAGCAGCGCATCAGGGTCTCTTGCAAAGACTCCTGAGCCACTTGCACGGTCCATTGACTTCTTGCCACCTTGAGCACCCTTAGAGTGGTGATGTGCATATATGACAGATGCACCAAGTGCATCCGCTATCTTATCAAACTGATTACAGAACTTAGCCATTTCACTCGCACTGTTTTCATCCCCTGTTATGACTTTATAAATAGGGTCCACTACTACAGCGATATACTTTTTCTTTTCTGCTCGTCTTATCAGCTTTGGCACTAACTGATCTAGTGCAGGAGTCTTCCCTCTGAGATTCCATACAAAGATTCTATTTGCATTGTTGGGAGTCAATCCTAAAGTCTGATAGACATCTTTAAATCTGTGTAGGCATGATGCTCTATCCAATTCGAAATTGACATATAGCACATCTCCCTGTTTACACTGCCTGCCCATCCATTTAGTACCCTCCGCAATAGCGATACATAATTCAATTAATGAGAATGACTTACCACTTTTTGAAGGGCCAACAAGTAGCATCTTATGCCCTTGTCTTAAGATTCCCTCAATCAATTCTTCAGCATAATCGGGAAGATTAAACAATACATCAGCCAAATTTTCTTCATCGGGTAAGTCATCATTCATTGACTCAACCCATTCAACCCAGTCGGACCATGTCTCTTTTCCTGTATTGGTTTCAATGATGAACTGCTTATGATCACCACGAATGCATCCAGGCATTCTTGAAAGTCTTGATGGATTCTTATTCTGACTGTCAACTTCTAGGCCGTTCTTATCACATATCTTATATAAGTAGCTTACACGTTCTCTATATTCTTTATTATCTGAAGCATCAACCTTGACAATAGCGTGTATTGATTTAGCACCACTGTATACGACTGCAGCAACAGGCAGTTCTAACTGATGGATAATAGACAACTGCTTTCCGATATCTAAGCTATCAGATTCTACTAAAGCATATTTAAATGATGCTATGTCAGTATTTCTAACACCTTCGCCATTTAATGGATTGAAACGAATCCATGCACCTGCTGCTTGATTGTAGTCTCCAATTACTGCTCCGATATCACCGTTACAGGAGTGAAGTCCTTCAACAATCTGCCCTGCTGTCATTCTGAAGTTCCCACGATTTCCAGGTATAAACTTTCCTTTTTCATTTTCTATCGAGGAAACAACAAAACCAACATATTCGTCTGTATCGAATAGAGTAGTTAAATATCTGATTAACTCGTTTGCTGGATTCCAACTTGAATCACTAGGCTCATGTAACTCAATACTATCTATAGAGTCCTTGTCTATGATATTTCCGATTTCATCTTCCCAACCAAGAACGCCCTCATTAGGATCTATTTTTTTTGGAGGAACGAAACCACCTCTTTTAGCATAATCGAAGATTGTTCCACCTGTGACAATATCCCCTGCTGTCTCATTAAAGGAATTCCATTTTGTGAAGCACTCTCCTCTTTTGTATCTTTCTGAGTCCTGAGCACTCCAGGAATCCCAGTCACTTGCTTCATATCCTTCGTGTTTAAGGGCCATCCCAACATTAGTCCATTCCTGGTAGGAGAGTTCTGAAGGGTTGATATAGTCAAGCAGCTCTAATAGATTGTATTGTTTCATTCTTATTCAACTCCTTCTGGTTTATAAGTAGAAGCTTGTACTCCTTTTGGAATTCTCCAGCTATTTGCAGAAATTCTAGAAATCATAGAATTAGCATCCTTGAACTTCCAAGTTCCAACATTTCTAAATCCTTTTCTTTCAAGGAATCTCACTTGTTTCGGAGTGGCTAGTCCCTCTTTACTTCTTAACTTCAATCTGTCAATCAGCATTGAAGCATATCCAGCATTAGGAACTTCATTAGATTCAATCCCATGTGCTTCTAAATACTTCAACTGCTTTTCATTTGCTGGAGCGCATTCCCAGCCAAAAGAAGGAATGTAATTCTGCAAGTCTTCAGCTTGTATGCTCATTGCGTACTGCAATGGATCAACTAGCTTCTTCTTGCGTTTTCTCATTTCTTCTAGCTGCTTAGCAAGTGCTTCTTCACGTTCTTCTTGGACATCTTTCAAGGCTTCTTCCTCAGCTTCTTGGATATCCATTTCCACTCCTGCGCTGTCTTCTAGATTCTTAGTCATTTTTCTGGCAACTTCATCACTATTACAGATAAGTGATGCCGGATGACATAATTCATGTCTTTCACTGTGCCAGAGGAAATCCAATAAAAGTAAGTCTTTCTTTCCTGTCTGTGGCGATAACCTTGTACCTCTTCCAACCATCTGAGAATATAGACTTCTTACTTTTGTTGGTCTTAGTACAATGACACAATCAACGTCAGGGCAATCCCATCCTTCTGTTAATAACATAGAGTTGCAAAGGACATTGTATTTATTTTCCGCAAAGTCTTTTGTGATCTCATTTCTATCTTTGGAATTGCCATTTACTTCAGTGGCTTTGAAACCATGCTTATTTAATATTTCAACAAACTTTTGAGATGTAGAAATCAATGGAAGAAATACAACTGTTTTTCTATTCTTGCAGTATTTTTCCATTTCGCTGGCAATGCCTTCAAGATACGGATCTAGTGCGCTACCAATATCACTTGCCTTGAAATCTCCAGCACTCATTGAAACGCTTGATAAATCCAAAGTCAGTGGTATAGTTAATGCTTTAATTGGCACTAGATAACCGCTTTTAATTGCTTCTGGTAAAGTATATTCATATGCCAATGTCTGAAAGTAAGAGCCTAAGTTCTTCATATCTCCTCTGTCAGGAGTAGCAGTTACTCCAAGTACTTTTGCACTATTGAAATATTCCAGCACTTTCTGATACCCATTACTTAATACGTGATGGGCTTCATCGATGATTATTGTGTCAAAATAATCTTTCGAAAACTTATACAATCTTTTGTCACTCTGTAGTGTTTGAACACTTCCAGTAACAATTCGAAACCATTTGCCAATACAAGTCTGTTCAGCTTTTTCAACCGCACAGCCAAGCCCTGTCACTTTCTTTATTTTGTCAGATGCCTGTTCTAGTAGTTCACCTCTATGTGCCAAAATAAGAACTTTATCTCCTTTTTTAACACAGTCTTCAGCCACTTTTGCAAATACTATTGTTTTCCCACAGCCTGTGGGAAGAACGAGAAGGGTTCTTTGAGTTCCCTTCTCTTCCCACTCTGTGAAGATGGCATCATGAGCCTTTTGTTGATAATCTCTCAGCTTCATTATTTCCAGCTATTGTTTCCCCAAGCCTGTGGCTGAGTAGGTGCTGGAGCATTATTATTGATCACGAATTCTTTTACATCGTTATAAGTAGAACCGTTATATTCTCTGTGAGAAATCTTAACTGTTCCTGTTTTTCCAACAATTCCGTTCCAATCTGGACGGAACGGAACACCTTTCTGCTTCATTCCAATACATTCAAAGAATTGAGAAATCTTCCATTCAAGCGATTTATGAAGAACTAATGAAGTAATCACTTTTACTTCTTTTCCTTCATAATTAATTGTTAAAGTAATGTCTGCTTTATTGCATACAGGGAGTTTTCCATTACCTGATGTTTTAGATCTAACAAAATTATCTTTAATGATGAATTGATAAGTTCCGACAGGCAATAATGTGTATTCTTTGGCTTCGGCTGTGATTTCATCATCCCAACCCATGGCACCATCATTTTGAGGTGCTTGGTTATAATTATTCTGATTGAATCCATTCTGATTGAAGTTGTTTTGATTGTAGTTATTAAAATTGTTATCCATTTCTTAATCTCCTTTTTAAAATTGAATTTCTGATTCTATAATAAAGTCTTTTAGATTACTCCAATTGCTAGCGATAAATTCCCAGAAGTCATTAGGCATATTTTCGATTGGAGTATCTTTCGGGAAGAATCCCTTTAAGAAGATGACTTCTTTTAGTTTCTCAATTGATATACTGTCACATTTCATTAAGTCTCTTACTTTGCCAGGAATTTTCTGATATTCTTCAGAGCCAAAATCAATAGCACTCACAGGCTTATTTTCTTCAATCTGTGGCTCTTTTGGTTCAACAGGTACATTTACCTGTGTTTGTGGTTTTTCATTTACAGGAGCGCTAGAAACATTATTCAATGGTTCTTCAATGATTGGCTTAATGACTTTATAATCAAAGTCGCACATTTCTGGAAGGCCATCTCTGTTTTTGGCATCCCAACAAGCGTTATGAACTGTATACATTACTCTTCTGTTTCCTGATACTTTTGTTTTGCCTTTTTCATCTTTTGAGACGAATGTCTGATAATTTGCGAATAGAACCATATCAGCCCATTCTTTTACAAGAGGCGCAGTCTGTGAAGCAGTCTTCTTTCCTAGCTTCAATTCATATCTGTCAAAAGCACCACTTTCATCTGGTTTTTCAAATTTTCTAATCTGAGCATGTGCAGTAAGAACGACATTCACTCCACTTTCAATTACATTTTCTAATCTGTTGAGAAGTCTTCCGACTTCCTCTTTTGTGTAGACGTAGCCGTTTCCGTAACCAAAATCTTCAATACCTTTCTTTTGGTATTTATTACATATGTCTTGAACGATTAACGATTCTCCCCAGTCAATTGAGTCAATGACTAATGTTCTACAGATAGATGTATTATTCTGAATGATGTAATCAATCTCCTGTTTGAGCATTTCATAAGATGTTGGCTTAGGAAGTCTTTTAACATCCAGTGATCTTGTTGAACCTTCCGTATCAATAAATAGAGGGTCGGGAAAATGAGAAGCAAATGTTGACTTCCCGATTCCTTCAGGGCCATAAACAACTACTTTATAAGGCTTCTTGATTTTTCCTTTTGTAATTTCAAAATTCATTACCATTTCACTCCTTCCCAAGAATTAGCAACTGTTTTTGCTTCTTCTTTTGCTTCTTCTTTCTTTTCTTTTTCTAAGTTATTTTTAGCAACATAGCCATCTTCAATAATGATTGAACACTCGTCACCTGTGCTTACTCTTGTAGCGATAGCTTGTAGTCCTTCAGACTTTAGCCAAGTGCCAAACTCTGTAAGAGTGTTCATGTCCATCTGCTCTAGCTTATCTAATAGAATAAATCCACAGTTAGGATTGATTTTTCTGCAGATAGCAGTAGCCACTTTTAGCTGCTGTGAACCGCTCATGTTATCCCATTCTTGACCTAGATAAGTAATTTTTCCATCTTCAATCCCTAGCCCTTCAAGAGGTAGATCAGCATTATTTAATAAGCTAGCCTTTTCTTTTCTGATATCTTCTAATTCCTGTGACTTAGAAGCATATTCCTTTTTGAGGTCATTGGCTTCTTGCTCTGCTTTTTTCTTTTCTAGGTTCGTGCGAACCTTAATATTAGTGTCATCAATCTCTTTGATGCTTCTTTCAATTTCATCCGTAGGATTGTCTACTAGACTAGAAACTTCAACAGTCGCTTTATCTCTTTCCTTGATAACTTTCAAATACTCTTCATTAAGCGCTTTTAACTGCTTGTCCAAGTCTTCCATCTTTTCTTCAATGGCTTTTGACTTAGATTTACATTCAGCGAGATACGCTCTTTTTCTTTCATTACTTCCATTAATTGCTAGCATTTCTTGCTGCTTGGCGATTAACTCAGAAGCTGAAACAATCTTATCTGGAACATTGTCATAATGAACCATCTCTTTAGCATGTTTGAATTTCTGATCAGCGATTCTTCCGATTGCTAGGCGGTCATTGTAAACTGCCTTTTCTTTTAAATCCAATTTAGTTAACTCGTCACCAATTCCGATAATATGAAGTAATGTGTCAGCTTTTTCTTTTTCTGAACTATTCATAAACTTTGGAAGATTTAAAGCCAACTCACTAATAAATGAATCTAATAGGCTCTGACCCGCTTTCATTCCTGTCGGATCAGTGACCTTTAAGGCTGAATTCTTTCCTTTTCTTTCAACCACAATACCATTTGAAAGAGTCACTTTTAGTGATGCTGGAACATAGCTTCCTTCTCTAGTTGGTTTTGATGGCTTGTATTTGTTGCCACCAAGACACCAAGTGATGGCATCCAACACAGAAGTCTTTCCATTGTTATTATTTCCACCAATAATTGTTAATCCATTTTCAGATGGTTCAATCTGTACTGCTTTGATACGTTTCACATTCTCTAATTCAAGAGAATTGATTTTAATCTTATCCATTTAATTATTCTCCTTTATTTATTTCTAATAACAACGAGCATGTATTCAAGAATGATTAAATTCATGCTTAATGATGCAATGCTTAGAACTCTCATTCCTGTTGAATTCCAGTTATTGCCACTTACAACTCCTGAAATAAAACTGACTAAAATAATTAAATTAGATACGATGATGATTCCTTTTTCAAATCTATTCATACCCCATCACCTTCATTCTTAATTTTTGATACTTTCTAGTTCTACGAATTCTAGGAAATCCGTATTTTCTCCACATTCTTTTTAAGAACGGGATTTTCTTTCTTGGTTTTCTTCTTTCCATAGAAAACTCTCCTTTTCTGTGCTAAAATAATCACGTGGTTTTAATATTTTTTAAGGGCACACGATGGCTGTCGTGTGTTCTTTTTTTTGCGCTCATAAGCACTTAGCGCTAGGAGACCGTATACAGTAGGTATGTATAGTCAATGGAATTATCCAAAAAGAGAAATGTTAAATTATGTATTGCAGTTCATTCTACGAATTATTATTTGTCTCCTAGCCTTAGGTGCCTACGAGCAACTAAAGCTACTTATTCAATTGTCTTTCTTTTAGTGAGCTCCTCTACCACTGCTGCAATCAACTTATCTGAAGGAGCTCTATAGTAATTATTCATGTAATCCATGAAAGCTTTTCTAGGGATGTAAGTACTTCTTTTACCTGAGTCATGTTTAACTACTGACCCAGGTATTACGCCCTGTTCTATAGCGTTTAGGATGAAGTCTCTACTTTTATGGGTAATCTGCATGACTTCCTCAACGCTGATACTCCATTCATCCATGATGATCACCTCCTATCGAAGGAACTTGTTAATGAAATACTGCTGACCCTTGCCAGTAATCTTAGGTGTCTTAGTAGTGATGTTTACACCTGAGCCGTTGACGTAAGAGCCTTCCTTGATTTCAAAGAGACCTAGTTCCATAGCCTTCTGTGTAGGCATGTTGTAATCAGTGCCCTGGCGCTTGGCAACTTGCTTGATAATACTAGACTGTATAAACCACTTTCATTTACCACCGTAACTCCTCTATTGGGAATATTTTCTAAGGTCGCATTTTGCGACTTTAGGATTTCTTTGTCTTCACTATCAACGTGTTTTGCTAATGCGTCTTTTGTGTTCTTATATCCTAGCGCCTCAGCCACATCTTTTCCGACAAACCAAGGTTCACTGTTAATCACTAATGTTCTTACTGAACCGAACTCTTGATTTTTAAATACTTGTAATTCATTCATTTTCTTGTTTCTCCTTTTGATTCTACGTTTTGTAGATTCGATTCTAAAAAAATAATGTCATTAATTGAAACGTTTAATAATGTGGCTATTTTATCCGCTGCTTCCATGGTAATATTTTGTGGCTTTTCTTCCATTTTTGCGTAAGTATTTCTGTGACAGCCCAATTTATCGGCCATGTACTCTTGCGAAAAACCCCTTGCTCTTCTAATTTCATCAAGTCTCATTCTCGAAATCATCTTACCACCTCCTTACGAATCTAATTCTATCCTACGTTTTGTAGAATGTCAATAAAAATATGCAATTTGTAGAATATTCAATTCAATTTGCTTTATTTGTTCTACAGTTTGCATTATAATAGAAGCGAAAAGAGGTGTTATAAATGAAAACGCAATTCGGCACGAATGTTAAACAATTACGTGAAAAAAGAGGAATGGATCAAAAAGAACTTGGTGAAATTGTCGGTGTGAGCGATAAAACGTTTTCGTCATGGGAAATCAATAGAACTGAGCCAAAAATGGGTATAGTTCAGCAACTTGCTGACTACTTTGGCGTTTCTACAGACTATTTAATAAAAGGTAATCATGATGATGCAATATATAGAAACATGAATATTGACTACACTAGAGTACCGTTGTACGACTCTATTTGTTGTGGTAATGGTGGCTTTGTAGATGATAATATCATTGATATGATTCCTGTGCCTTCTAAAGGCTTGAGTAAGTCAGCTAAATACTTCGCACAATATGCAAGCGGTGAAAGTATGAAAGATGCTGGTATCTCTGACGGTGATCTTCTTATATTTGAGAAAGTGAATAAAGTAGATGATGGTGTTATTGGATGCTTCTGTACAGACACCAATACAGCCACTTGCAAGAAGTATAAGGAACTAAATGGGATAATCATGTTACAGCCAATGAATGCAGATTTTGACCCTATCGTTGTTGATCCATTGAGCAACAATATTAGATGTCTAGGAAAACTAAAGAAAGTTATCAAAGATTTCAATTGGGAAGATTGATGTAGGCTAAAAATACTATTTTTTTGAAAGGATGTGATATTATGCAGATTGCATTAGATATAATTCAAATTGTGCTTGATGTTGTAATTATAGTTTGTCTTGTAAAATCAATGAACAAATAAAAAACTCCCCTGCTACCAACAGGAGAGTAATAATAACGAGGTTTGACAATAGTCGCTTTGTGTGATAACATCTAATTGAACAAGAGCTATACGCTATTGTTATTTACACAACGGCCTAGCGCCATTGAAGGAATCTCGTTAGAGGTTCCTTTTCTTT